TAGTTGGCGCAATTCTAGTCAGGGCTGGTTGCTGGGGCGAAGGAAGTACAAATCAACCCAAATCTATCAGTGAAATTCCTACAACTGCCCAAGATATTGTCTGGATTCATCCACCACATCTAGAAACAATTCCAGACGATCTAAGACATATCGGATTTGAAGAAATTACTTTTATTTTGGTTATTAGGGAGCCAGAAGCCAATGTGCGGTCAATGGTTAATGGAGGTTTTCACAAAACTTTAGAACAAGCTTATCAAAGACGTATTGATAACATCCAAAACTCTATAAAAGTGGCTTTAAATTTCAATTGTAAAATAGAAATTATCACTTATGAAGGATTGTCAATTCGCATGTTAGAATTGTGGTTGCCAAGACTCGGTTTGCCAATCAACAATTTGGAAGCCCCACTGAATCTTGTCGGCCAATTCGCTCCTGATGTTATCAGCAACGAAAACGCGAAGCACTATTGATTTTTAATCTCTATCCCCGTATCATTCTGTCATGGGTCTATCCGCCGACAAAGGAAGGATAATAATATGAAATATATTTCAATAGATTTAGAAACCACGGGCTTAAACCATGATATTTGTAACATTCTTGAATTTGCTGCGGTAGCAGATGATCTAAGGGTGCAAGCTCCAATTGATAAACTACCTAAGTTCCAAACTTATATTCTCCAAGATCATTATATTGGAGAATCTTACGCTTTAGGAATGCACGCAGAGATTTTCAAAAAGATAAGCAGTTGGAAGAAAGGTGGTATTAACATTTGTTCGCCTGCTGATTTGATTCCAAGATTTTATACCTTTTTAACTACATTGGCTGGCTACGGTGCTAATGACGGCGGTATCGTCAAAATTAACGTAGCAGGCAAGAATTTTGGTAACTTTGACAGTAAATTCTTGGAAAAATTACCACATCACAACTTGCTTGTTAGGTTCCATCACCGTATATTAGACCCAGCAATGTTATATTTCGATCCAAATGAGGACGAAACACTGCCTAGCACAGATGTTTGCATGGTGCGAGCAGACATTGACTTCAAGGCACAACACACCGCACTAGAAGATGCGATGAATGTGGTTAAACTACTTAGAAAAAAATATCCGTTAAAAGGTAAAAATAATGATTGTAATATTTAAAAGTGATTAATTGACATTTTAATGGCGTCTCGGTTAAATTCGATTCTCTTTTTAAGATCAACCTTGCCAGGACTTTCCGTAGTAATATACGGTATAGCTCGTTCGATAAGTGTTTTATCTTCAATGCAACCACGAACTACATGGGGCAATGGTACTAAACCATTATAGATTTTGTCTCCTTCCCCTGGTTTTTCGTTTATAGATAAGGCTTCACCTTTAACTTGAATATCGAAGTATTTTGTAGCTAATTCTACTAAGTCCTTGGCAAGTTCTTTGTGGTGGGTGTAATATAAATAGAACTTTTCTGTAGATGGGTCTTCATGAAGGGTATGGAGTAAGTCTATATCTTCATGTTTAAGAGCATCCCATAGAACTTTACATTCACCTTTTAGTTCCTTTTCGAGAAAGTGCCGATTAATGTCTTCATTGTCGGCATTTTCTCGTTTATTTTTCTCAAAACCATAAGGATTTCCCAAAGGGATAATGATAACTCGTTTGTGACTTGGAACGTGAAACCCGCTCTCCAAGAACGACAGCACCCCGTAAGGTCCAGCTTGTTCATTTCCGTGGATTCCTGCGATAAAACAAATTGTCTTCTTGGCGTTTGGATTAATGACGATTTTGAATATCTGCTCGCTGCCAATTTGCTGCAAATCACACTTTCCATCCGTAGCATGGATTAAGTCTTCATTGAACTTCTTGGCTCTTTTTCGATTGACAAATTCTAGGAACATGTAATTAGTTAGTATCCTTATTAACATCTTTCATAAATACAACTAGACAATAAATGGTATATTTGTTACAATATGCTTCATGGACACGATACTAAAAATTAATAACGATTACAGCTACGTTGCCACTACCGACCAAAACGTGAGAAATATCCTGTGGAGTAAACTTCGATTCCGTAAAGAAGGTTACTTTCACACTCGCGCCTACAAACAGGGCATTTGGGATGGATTTATCGACTTCTTCAATAAGAAAACAGGCCGCTTTCTGACAGGGTTATGTCCAGAAGTTCGTCTTGTTCTCAATCGCTTTAACGTTCCTTTTACCACTGAAGATGACAGAGAAATAATTCCATTCCTCCATAATTCCATAGATGAAAACTTCCTGAATACACCTGAAAATCCAATCACTCTCTATGATTATCAGGTTTCTTTGACAAACATGGCTATCAAGCATGGGCGGGGGATCATCCAAGCGCCAACCAGCGCAGGAAAAACTGAAATCATGATCGCTATTATGAAGGCGCTGCCGCCCAAGACGCCAATTCTATTCCTGGCGAACAGGAAGCTATTGATTACACAAAACTATAAAAGAATGATCCAGTGGGGGTTGTCGAACGTTGGAAGATTTTACGACGAATTCCATGAGCCGAATATTATCACATGCTCCACTGTGCAGTCAGCCCACCACCTTGATAAACTCCTGCCAAAGTTTAAGGTAGTCATCGCTGACGAAATCCACATGTTGAGCAATGATACAGGTATTGCCACCTTCAAGAAATGTAAGGGTGCGTCTATCCGTATCGCGGTTAGTGCTACGCCATTTAAGAATGGCGGCAAAGATGACGTGCAGAAATACACAGTTAAAGGTTATTTTGGACCAGTGCTTAAAATTGATAAAGAAATAACTGAATCGGGAGTTCTGACCACCAACTTCCTACAAGAGCGGGGCACCGTATCTGATTCTTTCTGCACCTTCTACAAGGTTAAAGAGCCGAAGATACCTTACGATATCTATATCGACGCTGTAACGAACGGTATTGCTAACAATTGGACATTCCATCATGTAGTGGAAAAGTTGGCAAAGAGTCTCAAAGGTAGAACGCTGATCCTTGTGGAAAGGGTTATCCACGGAGATATTCTCAACCGTTTAATCCCTAATTCGCTATGGGTATATGGCAAAGATACAATGGAGACAAGGGAACATGTGGTTGAACAATTACAGAAAGCAAAAGATAATGTCGTTGCGATAGCAACTCAGGGTATTTTCAGCGTTGGTATCAACTTCTTCGTCCACAACATGATTAATGCTGCGGGCGGTAAGGCTGAACACGACATTATTCAAAGAATGGGACGTGGTTTGAGAACGGCTGGCGATAAGATAATCCTGAATTACTATGACTTTATCTTCGAGATTAACCCGTATTTAGATGACCACTCACACCAAAGAGTTAAGGTGCTGAAGAAAGAGAAACATGAAGTTGTCATCAAGGATGAGATTGATTTTTAGGCTCTTTGTTTATCATCTTGTAAGCACAGAAAAACAAAATGGCATAAAGGATAGTGTCAGCTAACATGATTATATTACACAAAGTTGTGATTCAAAAAATTCGTTCCATGAATCTCCTGAAATCCACATAGGCCCATTACCAAAATATACGCCTATCCACTCATTGGTCAAGTCAACATTAGTAACTTCGCCATTTTTACCAACATGATAATCCATTGTCGAATTGCCAGTAGCAACCACTTTGACTTTACAACCAATGGGAAATTTAGCTCTCAATAACCATATATTGAACATGGTTCTATTCTATACCAATTTTACGCAGATTGTCAACAATAGTATTCAGATCATAAAGTTCAAACTTCAAGAAACGGTCTATTTCTTGTCTATTGCTATCAATAAATTGAACATTTGTATTCATTTGCTTAATTTCTTCATTGATTTCAGGGCCGTAATTACCGATAAGTTCTTCATCAGGAAGGATATCTCTAATAAAGCGATAAATAACCTGACCTGCATGTTCGCTGCGCTTATTCAGGGCAGCAACATATTCCAAGCCACAGTTTTGTAACAAAGAATCATCACTATGATTGACCATGCCGCCAAAGCCCATTGGAACAATTTTGGCATTCTTTTTGGGACTTCCAGCAAACTTGTAGCGCTTGGCGTAGTGGGTACATTGGTCTGCTAGACCGCCTACAGTAACGTATACGCCGATAACTTCCAGCCAATCACCCCTTTTAAGGTGGGTGTTGGCAAAGCAGCCCCAGCCCGCGTTGGGAAGCGTGGATTCTTTGAGATAAAAGCGAGTATCTGTTTCCTCAATAAAGTTCATACTTCAATATAACCTTTCTCCAGAGCATCATTTATATCCTTCAAGGATACTTGTTTGCCTAGAAAATCAGAAAAACAGGTTATAAAGTGGTTAAGCATATTGCCGATGAAATTCTCTTTCATCGCAGGATCGTTTTTAATACTAATTTCTACCTTTTTTAATTGGCCAGGTTCTATTTCCCAATCGAATCCTTCATTGTCCAAAATTATATATTTCTTATTTTGAATTTCGAGTATTGTTAATTTTTTCTGCATACTTTTATACCAAATGCGCATATTTGTATAGTGATATAATAGTCATTGGCGCATAAAAAAAGCCTAGTTCTTTTGGGGAACTAGGCTTCTGATGTTTAATAATTAGTTATGAAGCAAGTCTTTGTCCGAATTCAGCAGTGCCTACGCCTACTACAGTCCAAGCTACCAAAGTCGATGGATCAGTTTCCCAAATGGTTTGATAAGCCTTGAATGCTGTGTCGTTAATGCTCATTGCGGTGCCAAGATAATCGACACCACCCTGTCTAATCAGGGATTCAACTGTGTGTACGGTTGAGTCAGTGTTTCGAGTCCAGTAAACGGCTGAAACACCCTTAATAGCAGAAGTAATCTTATTAAGGTTAGAACATTCGTAGCTATCCTTGTTACCAATTGTGTTAGAAGTAACATACAAACCGTCGTTTAATACCTGAACGCACTGGAAGTTTGGTGTGCCAGCGATGTTTACACCCCAATCTGACCAGAATCCGCTCTCAATAACATCGACGCCTTCAACCTTCATGTCACCTAGATAGGTGTTGTTTAATGCGCCAGTATCATCGCAAACATACATGTCATCCAACTGCATCGCACCAGCTAGACCAATAGCCCCTGGACCCTTCCATGCAATGATATTAGCAAAGGAGTTTGCTGATACCTGTGTGTTACCAGGACCAAAGACTATATCACTTACTGTGTTAACCTTGAGGGTGGCTGTACCTATTGCTGGGTCGATATAGGTTCCAAATTCAACATAATACCACGCACCTGTGGTCAAGGCGAAAGTGCCAGTGCCTAGAAGAGTAGCTCCTCTAAATATAGAGAATAATCTTGTGCTTGGGTTAAATGTTACAAAAATCTGAGTAGTGCCTGCGTCTCTTACTTCAAGAACTGGCATATTAACGTTACTTGCTGTCAAATTAACGTTTCTAAATGCAAAACCAGTAAAGAATGTAGCGGCATTGCTAAAACTTGGTGTTACTATTGACGTACCAGTAAAGTTCAAGCTATTACCAACTGCTCGCCCTGGTGCGAAAACCGTTGTAGCGGGGGCGACAAAAGTTGTATATCGTTGCCCAATAAAACTAACTAAGCTAGAATATGATTCAAAACCATCTACCCATTTAAGTGCCATTTTGTTCTCCTAAAATTTCTGATGCTAATTATATATATGTTGAACGAGTTTTTTTTAATGGAGAAAAAAAATGGCTGGATGTAATTTTGTTGATAGCATTACAATGGAAGTTTTGGGTCAAGCTACTTTCCAAGACGCTTTAATAGACCATGTTATTATGGAAGTTATAGGGGCTAGTTCTCAACTTGGACTTCCAATTGATATTGACCATCTAATTTTAGAAACATTAGGACAAATGCCAGTGTTTGCTAATATGGATCATGTCACTATGGAAATTATAGGAGAATGGAATCAGTGCCCATCATGTAATTAATAACTTAAAACATCGGTCCAGAACCAGCCGCCATTGGCTGGTTCTGTTGCTGCATCTGTTGCGACATAGGTTTTGGTGCAGGTTGTTGACCTTGTGGCAATACCGCAGGTGTACTTGACGCTGTATCCTGAGTTTCTATATCTTTATATTTAATTTTAGCAGCCAAAGCTTTTAATGACAAATTTTGAATATTACCATCTTTATCCCTATGGTTCTGCACGAACCGAATCATGTTTTCTTTATTCTCGTCATCTATTTCTAAACCAACAATAGCATTCTGTATATCATTATATTTACGGTCAGTAAGTATAACATCCTGATCGTCCAGAGCATGAACATCATAACCAAGTTTTTGAAGCATTCTATGCGTAAGTTGTCTTTGTTTAAATCTATCTTCCATCCAAACTGTAAATCTCTTTAACATAACTGTATATATAACATAGCAATGAAAGATTACAGATTCAATACCTGGCTTGAATATGCGGATTTCGGTCTTGATTTGACTAAAAGACCACAAGACCCTGAAATGGACAATGGGGACAATCCTCTAATGCCACTTAACGTGGAATACGTTATTAAATCTCTTAAGGGGAAGGTACTTGGTGAAAAGTATGTCATCCCCAATGATTTTTTTGGAGAGTTGCAGTGGGGACAAAATGATGGTGCAATTCGTTTAGGATTCACACCACTTGGCGGTCTTCGAGTTGTTTTAAGAAAATTGACCCATAATTTAGAAGGTGATCCAACATGGATTTGCAAAAAAGTGATAGAAGTGAAACACTTTTTTGATAGTCGCCCTGACAGTCTGAGTTTTAAAATTGACGAAGCTCTAACACACATGGATCAAGAAGACATTGATGCTCCAGCAAGGGATTTTAAAAACTTGGAAAACTTAACCATCCATCTTGCCAGCGAGTTAAGAAGGAAAACCACTCAAAAAATATTCATGTATGAGGGTATCCGCGTCATCAAGGAAAACCATACCTACATCATTCATTTTGGCGTTACGGGAAATGGTGTCCAGCGTATGGGGCAGAAACGTTTAGATAAATTCTGCATTCAGACCGAATATTCCAACAAGACAGGTATAATCAAAATTGCGGGAAATGAGTTAGGAGACGCAATTGACAAGCATCGTTGGATTTACGAACCATCTGATTTTATTGAGTTTTTTGCTCCATGCCAAAGTGAAGACATCATCACTAACGCAATTTTGGCTCATTTTAATTGCTTTTGATCTCTAAACTGAATATAATAAATCAGTTTTGGAGACAAATCATGCATCACATATTGACTGTAGACGATCTTAAAAAAGATGATATAGAGAAGATTTTTAAGCTTGTCCCCGCTATGCAGGCGAGCGACCGAAGGCAGGTCTATCACGACTCCGTTTCTGCCCCACGCACTGACATAATTATGGCAACGCTTTTTTTTGAGCCATCTACTCGAACCAAATTGTCATTTCAATCAGCGATGTATAGGCTCGGCGGCAATGTTATAGACTTGCCAGTTAACTCTTCGCAAAAGAAAGGCGAATCCGACCTGGATACCGTTAAAACTATAGCAGAATACGCCGATGTTTTAGTAATACGACACCCTGACGAGGTAATGGAAAAATTAGCTACCGTAACCACAAAACCAATTATTAGTGCAGGCGAGGCTAATTTCCACCACCCAACCCAAGCTCTTTTAGACCTTTATACGATCCGCAAGTATGCCAAGGAAAAAAGCAACATTACAGTGATGTTCACAGGTGATTTGAACTATAGCAGGACGATTCCATCTTTGGTTGAACTATTAAAGCGAGAAGAATACCACGTCAACTTCATATTCACTAACACAGTCCATCCAATTCTAATTAACCTTGACAATTCCGTTTACATGGATGAATCTTTCATCCCAATTGGTCTAAAGTCAGTTGATGTTCTTTATATGACTCGCCCACAAAAAGAAAGATGGATGAACGGCGGCAAACTCCCTAAAGGTGAACCGAGTAACTTCGTATTAACTAAAGACCTTGCGCGGACAATGAAATCAGATGGCATTATTATGCACCCGCTACCAAGAAACGAAGAGATTCATCCTGATGTGGATGAATTATGGAATGCCAAGTATTTTGAACAAGTAACAAATGGACTTTATATAAGAATGGCACTTTTATATAACCTGCTCTGGAAATAGGCTGTTAAAGTAGTCTTTGCCCTGTTGATCTACTGTCTTAAAGTAAGTCAAATCATAATCGCCCAACTTACAATGTTTAGTTACCCACGGTGACAGGGCCGCGTAGAAACCACTGATAGTACCTAAAGAAATATTCCGCGCAATCTCTTTGATTTTTAATTGAAATGTCTCTTCGGTGAGTGTCCCAAATTTATTGTCCATGAACTTTTTGGTTTTGTCCAATTCTTTCTTCACTTCTTCGAAATTAGATTTATCAAGCCCTACGTCTTCCAAAGTTTTTGACTTCCCGATATTGTCATATTTTCGTTTCCACCTTTTCCAACGAACCCATGCTTTTTCGCCTACAAGACACCAAGGGCCAATCAATGGATATGTATTACCAATTTCAATAGCTTTAAGCATCTGTAATTGCGCAGAAATATAGAATTGATAATCTTTAGGCTCAATCAAACCTTTACTTTCTCGCATGAGTTTGTAACAGTATTTGAATAAACTACTTTTTCGTGGGTCGCCCTTCTTTGGAAAACCGCTGGCGTGTTTATAATCAGGGAACATCTTGTTGGAAATAGCCATCCAGAGCAGTCCAAGCTTATAAGCCAGAGTTTCTTCAGCATTCATGTTGAATTCGAAAATAGGGTCTAGATTATATTCCATCGTAGCTCCATCAATGGTAAAATGGTATTTATGAAGAAAATTTACATTCCTTCAAACTTGGACCTTTCCAACATCATCGACAAAGAATATCAAAATGACAAAGACTTGGATAGATTGCATTATATCATAAACCTAATCTACGAACAACGTATTCTATACAAAAATTCTCAAGAATACGTTCCACTTAAAGCCATTTATATGAGGAATTTAGTAGTCAGAAATTATAATGACTATGTAAATATATTAGTTAGAAAAGGAGTTATAGCCTGTGATCGACATTATATAAAGAACGAAAAGTCTTTCGGCTACAAACTTTGCGAACCTTATTCCCTCGTCAGACATAAAGAAATATCGCTTCTTTCAAAATGTGTAAATCGAAATGTGGAAAGATGGACTGCCAGAAGGCTTCCGACAACTAAAGTACATAATCATCTTTATGGATTTCTGCAAGAAATTGAAATAGATTACGATAAAGCAATTCAATTTATTGATAAGTTAGATGTGCAAGAGTATAATAGTGCTAAAATAGCTATAGATAAGTTTAAAAATAGAGATTTCTTCCTCTATTGTGATGAGTTTGGCAAAAGAATCCATACCAACATTACTAATCTCAGATCAACACTGAGAAAGTACCTGGTTTACAAGAACCAAAAACTCGTAAATGTGGACATTGCAAATTCTCAACCTTTGTTACTTTTGATTTCAATTCCCCACCTCTCCTACTCCATACGGTGTACATTTTCGATTTACTTTGATGATGTTACTCCAGATGTCCTTAATTACAAAAGACTTGTGGAGCAAGGCACCTTGTACGATTACCTGATGAAACATGCTGGAGAAACTGATCGCAGTGTCTTCAAGGAAAACTTCTTTCGAGAGACATTCTTTGGCAAGCGAACAAGCAAATTGTTCTGCAAGTTATTCCCCACGATAGGAGAAGAAATTAAGAAAATCAAAAGGAAAAATTACAGGCGATTAGCATGGTTGATGCAGCGAACGGAATCGAAGCTGATGATAAGTGGAATTTGTCGTAGAATCATGGAAGAACACAAGGATACTTTTATGGCAACAATCCATGATAGCATCTTGACCACTCCAGAGAATGTACCTATAATCAAGAAGATAATGTCAGAAGAGTTCGAGAAGTTGGGCCTGTCACCTACGATAAGAATTGAATCTACATGAATCATATCCAAATCGCCCTACAACTGGATCAACTCATCCAGTCTGGTCCAACTATTTTCATAAAGTTAGAGCCAGAGATTGTAGATTTTACACAAAATGCTTCTTTCGATATCGTTTGCTGGTCCAAGTCCCATGAAATTGAAATCGAGATTAACAAAGACAATATAATTGAAATGCTATCCTTGGTTAAGACCGCTTTTTTTGAAGATAAGAAAATCTCTATTATAGGTTGGAACCTAAAGAACCTATTTACTTATATCCTGGCACAGACTGGCGACGGTTTGGAATATGAGAGCAAGTTGCTAGATTTGAAATTAGGGGAATGTTTTGTAGGCATCAGGGAGAAGTGTCCTGCTAAATTTTCAGAAGTAGTCAATCGTCTCAGGCGATTGTTCGCTGATTCATCATGGTCCAAGTTTAAATCAATCCATCAGAAGGTCTATTTACCGCTGCTGTCCAAAGTAGTCCCTGGTATCGAAGTAGAAGGTGTTTTTGATACTAAAAAAAGACAAATTCTATTTCCTTATTACGAAATCGAGGGGCAAACTGGCGGTAGATTATCGACGCAGATGGCTTATCATAGCTGTTTTAATCCACATTCCCTTTCAGATAAAGAGAAGGTAAACCTACAGCCTAAAGGGGTTGGTCTGAGTTTTCTGTCTTTTGATTACTATTTTCACGAAGTTTGTATCATGGCATGGCTTAGCCAGGATGATGTTTTGCTTGATTTGGTATTGGGTGAAGGTGATTTCTATAATAAATTATACACACAGTTGTTTGATGAGGAATGTGATATGTATAGTAAAAGGGCTTTTTGCAAGAATTGTTTGTTTCTACCTGTGGTTTATGGACAATCCGCCAAGACTCTCGCGGAGCGGGCAAATATTGAAATCGACACTGCTGAGAAATTGATAAACCGCCTGAAGGGTATTTTCCCCAAGTTATTTGCTTGGGTTGAGGGATATCCAGCGGAAGGCAGATGTTACGTTGATTATGTTGGGCGTAAGCGATGTTTTGCAGAAGGCGAAGAATACAAGTATAGGAATTTCATCATTCAGTCTCCAGGTGCTATATTCTGCTTGGAAAAGTTAGTATGCCTGCATAATGAGTTGCAGGATTATGGAAGATTAGTGGCTCATATTCATGACGGGTATGTTGTTTGTGCTGCGGATAAACAGTTAGAAATGGTGCGTATGATTTGCATGAAGGCTCTGGAAGGGGAGAGCGTCTTACTTCCAGGGTTGAAGCTAAGAACTAACTGTAAAATATCAAAGACTTTAGCTTGATTTAATATAAAACTGCATTATAATAGAAGGAGTGAATGAATAGGGAGTATGAATGCAGAACATAACCGCTAGTTTTCCAATTAGTAACGAAGAGTATATGGATTTAGAAAAGGCGTTCGGACAATTAACTAAGTATGCATCATGGCAGCTTCTCCGTAAAAACGCCAAAAACAACCACACCGATGATTTTGAGGACATAAACCAAGAGTTAGTTATGTCCCTGATAAGGGCAGGCTCCTATTACAAGCGACAAGTCTACATTGAACAGTGTTTTGAGGTTGCGAAAAAACATGTAAAGGATATATTCATATTCAAGTTGGTCGAAGGTCTAGAGAATCTGTGGCGAAATAGAACCAGGCATGGTGCAAACAGACAGAAATATGGCGCTTACCAGGAAGAACTTTTGTATCGCATTGTTAAAAAGTTCGTTCCGTTGCGTGAAAGACCCAAGAAAGACTCACCGCTCAAAATAGACAATAAGTTTTCCACTTATTGCAAAGCAATTGCCTGGAACGCTCAAAAGAGTTTGGGTAGGAAGATCACCAAAGAAAAATCTATTCGGACTGGTATCGCTAGTTTATCGGATTTTGATTACTTAGGCTCGGAACAATGAAAAATCGAGTATAATATGATTGAATACGTTGTAGTTTATCCATCTATTGTTGAAGGTCCAAACACTCGTTTACCATTGGTTTTGAAAAACAAGCCGCCACACTTAGCAGGAATGCTTAATCTACCAGGCGGCAAGCTTAATCCAGGCGAAAGTCCTGTGGATGCTGCCGTAAGAGAACTTTTTGAAGAAACTGGTTTGGAACAGGTTTCCGACTATGATCCAATGTGTTACTGCCCGCCTGAGTATTTAGGTGTTATCAATGGTGGTCATTCGATTATTCACTGTGTTCGTGTGCCAATTTGTCAGCGTCAGGAGTTAAAGCCTGGACCTGAAGAGACTGAAGAAATCAAATGGTATCCGATGCCAGATTTATTGAAATTGCCGAATTTGATGCCGAACCTACGTCTGATAATTCCACTTATGGATCGTGGTGTTAAAGATTGGGTAATTCAGGATTTGGATGGTAATTGGCGAAAAAAAGCTTATCATACAGTGATGTTGGTTTTCAAAGGCATGGAAGAAAATCCGATTAGGGTGACACTTAATTCTGTTGGCCATTATGCATGGCTGGAGGAAGAAGAATGAAATTTGATAATTTGCTTAATCAGTATATCTTCCCGTTAAGAGACTCTATAGAGTCAGTCATCGTGGGCCAACGACATGTTATTAATCGTGTTGTTATGGCTCTTTTTGCCGTAGGCCAGCGTGACTTTTATCCTGATGGCTCAAGGTTTTTGGGCACGGGACACGTCCTTTGCGAAGGCGGAACAGGCACTGGAAAGTGTTTGGCAAAAGGCACTCCTGTACTAATGTTCGATGGTAGCATTAAGAATGTAGAAGATGTGAAAGTGGGCGACCTTTTAATGGGACCAGATTCCAAGTCAAGGAAAGTAATTTCTCTTGGGCATGGGTTTGATGAAATGTATGATGTTTCGCCCGTGAAAGGCGAATCCTATGTTGTTAATTCTGAGCATATTTTGTCTCTTAAGATAACTCCAAAATATAAAGGTGAACAAAGAAAAATAGTTAACATATCTGTCAAAGATTATCTCAATAGTAATAAAACATTTAAACATCGTGCCAAAACTTATAGAGTTGGCGTAGATTTTGATAAGAAGAAAGTTCCTCTGGATTCTTACTTCTTGGGTGTCTGGTTAGGGGATGGCATATCAAGACATCCAGAAGTATGTAATACTGATGATGCTATAATTAAATATTGTGCAAAAGTTGCCAGTGATTATAGGTTAAGGTTTGTTGAAAAGAAATATAAAAATAAGTGTCCTAATTATGCATTAAGCACAAATAAAGGAAGCAGTAATTCAATTCTTAACAAATTGAGATCATTAAACATTTTAATGAATAAACACGTTCCGAATATTTACAAATTTAACACAAGAGAAGTTAGACTGCAAGTTTTAGCTGGGATGATGGATACAGATGGTCATTTCACTTGCAATGGCTATGATTGTGTATTGAAAAATAAAAGGTTGGCCGAGGATTTAGTTTTTATAGCTAGGTCTTTGGGATTTGCAGCTTACATTAAACCTTGTGAAAAAACTTGTGTAAATAATGGTGTAAAAGGTCAGTATTATAGGTTTTTTATTTCTGGAGACACCTCAATTATTCCAGTCAAAATCAAGAGAAAGAAAGCCAGTAAAAGGAAACAGAAAAAAGATGTGTTGGTTTCTGGAATTAAAGTAACATCTGTGGGGAAAGGTGAATATTTTGGGTTTGAAATTTCTGGTCCTGATAGGCTTTTCTTATTAGGTGATTTTACAGTAACTCACAATACCGTCCTTTGTAAGTTGTTAGCCCGACTATTAGCAGGCAATAACAAGCGTGTTAGTGGTATGCCTGATGCACTTGCCAGTGATATCACAGGCTGCGAAATTATTCTTCTTACAGGCAATACCAAGACGGTCCAGGGTCCATTATTCTGTAACGTCTTGCTAGCTGACGAAATCAATAGATTTCCTCCTAAAGCACAAAATGCTTTCATCGAAGCGTTGGCTGAAGGTTCTGTAACGATTGCCAATGAAACTTACAAATTAGCACAACCATTCTTTTGCCTAGCAACTCAGAACCCAACTGAGCAGAAGGGGACTAGCCGTATTCAGGAAGCTCTTGCTGACCGCTTCATGTTTAAGTTGGTTATGCGGGAGACTACAGAAGATGAGAAAATTGAAATTGCGAAACGAACTCACAATTTCGATCTATCGGGTATGAAATCAATCGTAAATAATGTCTTAGTTTGTGAATCTAGAGAACAACTTTTCGATAAGGTGTATGTTAGCGACGAGACAAGGCGCTATTGTGCAAGACTAATTCATTCTATAAACCATCCAGAAGATTTAGGTATGTTTAAGGATGAGCGGGAAGTTATAGGGACTGACCCATTGTTTAAACAGAAGCCAGCTATGAATGATCGTTCCATGCTCCACCTAGAAGGTGCGGCGATGATGGAAGCGATTATGCAGCAGCGGGACTATGTAACGCCGTATGACGTTGTGGCAGTTGCTGCGGATGTTTTCAGGGTTAGACTTATTGTAGCCGATTCTGCGCTTCATTTATTGCTTTCTTCACTCCCTGGCAAGTATCAGAGTGAAACACAATTAGTTGATAATCTAATTAACCAGGCATTGAATAAGGTTGGACTGTGATTAAATATGCATGGAAATATGACGATGGGGCTTATTACGTTTGGTGTAGCAGTTGGGATTTTCGCACCAATGTATTAGAAGCTGCGGAACTTATGGATAGTCCCGATGATTGGAAATCTATGCGTGTTGATGGTAAAGTGGTCAAAGTAGATGTTTTCGCAGAAATGAAGTATCCGTGGGGACCGACACGCAGAGAAATAACATGAAAAAGCGATTTCGCGCACTTGAATTTAATGCTAAGAAATATCTGGACGCTTTTTCCTCTGGTCTTCACAACACACTACTTAAAGACAGTCTAATTGAAGTGGATGTGGTCCGTGAATATCAGCCTGGCGATAAGCGGCTGGATAGTAAATCCAGTTTAAAGACTGGTAAAACTATGTCCAGGGTATTTAACCCTGAACGTTCCTTGAATTTATTTATCATCTTAGATATAAGCTCGTCCCAATACTCGAAGTTGGATGCCGCTATCATTACCGCCCTTTACCTGTGCTATCTTGGCGACATATGCAATGAGCGGGTTGGGATGTGTTTGTTTTCAGACCATGTGATGACCACGACGGATGTAACTGATGATTATTCTTCGGTTGTTGGGCTGATTGAGAAATCGCTTAATGAATTGAAGATGGAGAAGAAAACAGGGGTAGAGGATGGCATCAGGAAGGTTTCCAGTCTATCTTTGACGAATTCCATGATTGTTTTTATTTCTGATTTTTGTTATCCTTTGAAAGATTCGATATTAAACAATATCAAAAAAATGGCTTTGGTTCCCACCAACACCTTCTTGAATGTGGTTTTGTATAGCCCTGTTGATTGGCTAATGTCCCTGAAACAGCCATTGAACATAACTTTTAGGGATGCAGAGACAGGAGAAGTGCAGAGTTGCAGTGCAGAGTCGGCAAAATCTGACTTTGATTATTGGAGATTAGAATTAAAGAAGAAACTTCTTCACTGTAATAGTGATGCTGTTTTCCTAGATGTAAAACAGGAACAGTTTCTTTTACCGCTTATAAAGCACCTAATGAGGTCTTAATGATGAACACTATGTTGCTTCTCGCCGCTATGCTACTGCCGTCTTATAGGGCGGAAGACTTCCATTATTATGACGAAAATCTTCAGTCCAGGGGATTGCCTATGGTCAACAAGATATATGTTGACCTTTCAAAACCCAAGGATAAGGAAGAGTTTCTTAAATTTGCCGACAAGCTGCCCCTAGAACATTTTAAGGATATTCGCACAAGTGACCTTGATGGGTTGTTGTTGTTTTTTAACAACAAGGTGGATACGCTTACAGCGTTGAATAAGTGTGTGGGTAAATATCCTGCTTATCCTGTCATAATATTCAACGGCATTGAATGTGCGGTAACAAATGAAATATTGGTGCAGGTGCATCCAAGTGTGACCCAAGAAGATTTTCTGAAAAGGTTGAACAAGGTTGCTGACGCTAAGTTTAGTCTCCGCGAACTAAAGTCTAAATTTTATTTGCTTAAAGTGGAGGGTTTGAAGAATCCAGCTAACGTTATGGTTTTAGCCAACCTTATCGCCAAGGATACTTTTTGGACTAAGACCGCTATGGTGGCGTGGATACCAATAGACGGCTTTGTAAAAGCTAACGTTTCTGTGGAAACGCCAGCTATTAGTGATCTTGGTGAGCTACGCAACTTCAAGGTGACTATCGACGTATTTAGCACTGATGTAAATGTTCGGACTGATCTTCTTCCGCAGCTTGGTCAGAGTTTACTCCCATTCCCATTCGCTGGAGAAGTTTGGTTTGATTCGTCGCCGCCAGAGATAACGGAAGTAAAGACAACTAAGGGAAAGACAGTCATAGTGAGTTTTCGTTTCAGACAGTTACAGTATGGCACCTTTGTTTTTCAGCCAATACTTGTGACCTATGAAAAAGGTGGCGAGTTGTATACCATTAAGACGAATACTTACCAGTATGGTATTCGTAGTGTTATTGCTGGGACTGATGTGGATGATATTCAGCCCCGCACTAACGATGGTTTAGATTTGCTTCTTCTACGTCCAGTCGGATTCCCTAAGACGGAGAATCCGAACAAAGTTTTGTATTCATATATCAAGCTTGGTATTAGTTTCATATGTTTCAGTATGGCGGCTATGTTCTTGGGTGGGGCGCTGGTGTCTTTGAAGAAGTCTGTATCACGTTGGCTAACAGAAGATGAAGTTGAGCAACTGTGGAAGGATTTGAAGAATTGTGATGCTGATACCCATTATGCTTACTACAAGTTGGTATCAAGCAATTTGAATCATTTAATGACTGTTGTGTTTGGAGTATCTTTATACTCGGTAGACCTTCCGCACTGTACCAACAGTTTTAAGTATTTGATAGATGAATTGGATAAGATGTATCAGCCTAGTGTTCCGTTGAACCCTGAGAGTCTTAGGGACTTTGTGAAGACCTTCTGCAAAGATCGTAAATACCGATGATCCAGAATCCATACCTGTTACTATTGCTGCTGCTTTTCCCTGTTTACTTCTATTTCAGAAACAGGGTTAAGTTTTATTTCCGTCATGCTTGTCTTGAGAACTTGCGTGGCCGAACAGTGAAGACTTATCTCAAGTGGCAGTATTTCATGTTGTTTGGGGCTTTCTTCATTACACTTGCCGCCGCCAATTTTGTTTTTAGTGCGACGGAAAAGATCAAAGTCTACCAAGTTCACAAGTATGTTCTGGTTAACGATGGTAGTGGTTCTATGGTTGATAATCGCAAGGAAAATGGTATTGGCGAGCAATTAACAGCGTTAATATCTGGTAATGATAAGCTTTTTGAATTCCTGGGTAATCGTGAGGATGGTAGCAAGGATTTGGTCGGTGCGGTTGTTTTTTCTAATGATGCTTTTACGATATCTGGATTGACTGACGATCCACGATTTGTTCAGCAAAAATTAAAGCGCATTGATTATAGATTACAACCATTAGCTCAAGGCACGGATATTGAGGCTGGTTTATGGGCTGGTGTGGAAATGTTACTCTCGCACAATGATGCCATTAATCAGGACGATCTAACCAAACTACAGTTTAAGTTCTATGGTCAAGAAACACAAATGAAGCCTGACGATTTCATTAAGTCTATTGTGGTTAATAAGGATAAGTTTGTTGGCAGTTCTATTATAATCTTTACGGATGGTGTTTTTAATGCCCACGGCAATCAAAGGAAGATGTCATCCTATAAGATTATTGACTTTTGTAAGATGATAGGCATTCGAGTCTATTTTATCTCTATCTATGAATTGGATCAACAATTGGTTAAGTTCTGTAAAGAAACGGGTGGTCGGGGAGATGTTATCAAGGAATTTGGCAAGAAGCGATTGGAAGATATTTACAATGAGATTGTGGTAAGTCAAGCCAACGAATACGTTGTTAAAGAGCAGAGTGTGGATCACTCTTTGTCCGAGATATTTGGTGGCATTGGACTTTGGTTTATATTGGTTGGGTTCCTCATCCATACGACCATCCAACTTAATTTTACAGAGGTTTAATATGAAAAAGTTAGTAATTGGCTTGATGTTTGTTGTGGTTGGTGTATTTTCTGTTCATTATTTTTCCAACATGGAAAAAGATGATGATGATTATATGACTTTAAAAATCAATCAAGCCTATGACGAGCAGCTTTTAGAAAACAGGGTTCGTGGCATGGTCAATAGTGCTAAGTCGAATGCGGATTTGGCTAAGGCTGAAGTTGCGATGCAGGAATTGCCGAAGGAATATCAGGAGCGAATTACGCCGACCATTACATTTAAGAGAGCGGCATTTTTGTTTAACGAAGCGGAAGACCACTTGCGGAAGGCAATTGAAATTGAGAATGCGGTAGCGGTTCCAAATCAGGGGCCGCTACCGCCACCTGAACCTGATCCAGAGAATCCCGACCATCAACCAGAGCAAATTCCACCGCCTCAGCGGGAGTTACACCCATTAACTTTAGTTAATTTGAATAAGGCTATGGTGTTATATGAGAAGGCAAGGAAAGAAGCAGAGAAGCTAAAGGACATTGGTAATCCTAATTTTGATTACCATATGAATTATCTTAAAGGCGAGATATATTATCGTATTTTGGAGTTGATGGCTGACCCCGACTCTGCTCAAGAGTTATTTAATCAGACATTAACTTACTACAAGTATGCTCTCCGCAGCAGGAATAGAGATGTTAACACAGTTGTTAATATTGAGATTCTGATTAAGAATCAGAGCAGTTTACTCGCTAATGCAAATGATCCGCAGGCAAGAAAGAAGCAGGCGTTGAGTAGTAAGAAGTATGGTGTTGGTAGATCAACTGGTAATTAATCATGCACTTTGATAGACCCATCGCATTTTGGTTCTTAATACTGTTATTGCCCATATTAGGTTCCTTAATATGGGCAATAACAGTATTAAGAAAGCTTAATGAAGTTCCAGACCTTAATGACTTCTTGGCTTATAGCAACATTCCAGCCTGGCGGCGTAGGATATTTGTCTATGTGGCTTATTTTGTTGCTATCACTGCTTGTATGGTGGCGTTTGCGGAGCCATATGTTTATATTTCTGCGAAGGATAAAGAGTATTCAAACATTCGTATTATTTTTGTGGTCGATGTATCTCGTTCGATGGTTTATGCGGAAGATGTTCCCCCAAATCGTTTGGAGGCTACTCGCAAGCAAATCAGGGATTTTTACACGTCATTGGATGGTATTTACGAATGTTCGATTCTACCATTTGCTGGTGACGTGAATCCATATTTCTGTCCTTTTACCAGGACGAAGCTTTCGTTTTTTGGTGCGTTGGATGAATTGGATTGGCGGTCTGCACCAACGTTGGGCACGGATTTGACTAAGGCGATGGAAGCGATACAAAATATTTACATTAAGAAAGATAAAATTGACAAGTCGGGCCTCAACATTGTAATATTGCTCTCAGATGGTGGCAAAGAAGAGGCGCTGGCAACAAATAGGATCAAACTCCTCCAGATAACACGGGAGTTGTCTTCCAAGAATTTCAAGATTTATACAGTAGGCGTTGGTAGTGGCAAAGCCGCACCCTTGATTGTGCGGGACAGTAAGGGTGGCTTTGTTCGTTATATTACTGACAACAACAATCAAATTGCAACGTCGCAATTGGATGAAGAAATTTTGAAACAAATTGCGGATAATGGAAATGGAACTTATTATAGTCTAAATGCTTCTACGGCTTTATCTTCTGATTTGGACAAGGTTATTAAAGAGAATAGAAAGTTAGTTTCTGAAAAAACTAAGTTAGAAAAATTGTATTTGCAACCCTATTTATTTTCTGTTACAGTTTGCCTCTTAATGCTGTGTCTGTTATTAAACAAGGTGTGGTAATGGAAAATAAACTCAACGAACAAGATCAAATAGTTTTAGATTCCCTGGTCGATCCAAGCAAGTCAGTAGAAGAACCCAAGTATCCTTATAACGATGAATTCCTTCGGATGTTGTTGGGCACGCTGCTCTGCAACCGATTCTTCCTTTGTCAGAGTGTCACCTTAATTAAGCCTATCTACTTCAGGAGCGAAGTTCATCAGAACGTATGCAGGGTGTTGTTCAAGTATTTCGATGAATACAAACAGCCGCCCAGCAAGATATTCGTCAAAGAATTGATGGATGACTTTCTGAAAAAGCGATATCCAAATCAGGACGATAGTTACCGAGCAATTAAGCTCCTTTATTCCACTGAAATTAATCTTCTATACGATTATTATAACAAGGGTGGTATAGGGAACATGTTTCCTATGCTGGACTCCACTGATGCAATTTTGGATCGTATAGCCGCCTTCGCTAAGACCCAAGCTACTAAAGCTGCGTTTGCCAAGTCTATTGAGTTAATGCGAAAGAACCCTGAATCTGATGAGACTTGGGATAAAATTGACTATTTGTATAAGGAAGCTCGTCTGGTCAATCGCAATTTCGATATGGGTCTTAATTATTTTGAAACAACCGAAGACAGATATGCCAGGATTCAACATGAGGAAGCCTATCAAGAAACATTTACAATGGGATTTAGGTCGGCGGATGCTGCTCTGGTTGGTGGTGGTTTGCGTAGAGGTGAGCTTGGTGCGGTAATGGCAAAAAGCGGTGGTGGCAAGTCTTTGTGGCTCACATGGGTTTCTGGATTGAATGTTGCCAGGGGCAAGAAGGTGCTGTATCTATCAACTGAAATGGATCAAGACCGCATCGCAAGTCGGTTTGACGCGATGCTTAGTAACATTGGCCAGCATCAGTTAATGCTGCGTAAAGAAGAGGTTTGGGCAGCATTGAAGAATACGGTTGGTGATTATGAAGATAAGCGAAGGTTAATTATCAAACAGTTTCCATCTGGCAGTGCGGATATGTCAACAGTGCGTGCTTATTATGCACAAGCTGTCATGCTTGGATTCAAGCCAGATTTGATGGTTTATGATTATCCAGGCGACATGAAGGTGCAGGCTGGTATTTCACCTTGGGATGCTAGGTTCTATTTGTTACAAAGTATTCGTGGTTTTGGTGTGGAAGAGAAGCATTGTTCTCTAATGGCCTTACACCCGAATAAATCGGCCACGGAATTAACGCTTGAAGAATTCATGGACGAAAGCAATCAGGCCGATGCTTTCAAACAGGACCGAGTTTTTGATTTCTTCCTAACATTGAACAGAATTAAACAAGAAGAAAAAGCGAATGTAGGTCGTGGGTTTATTGCTAAGACTAGAGACGGTAGAAGTCGTTTTGACTTTAAAATTAGGTATCATTTCAAGGATCAGACCTTGAAAATGGAGGAGATCAGTTACCATACTTACATGGCCGAAATGACGGAAACTAGGGATAATGACACTGACCGCACGGAGACAGTGATTGACAAGATCAGTGTCAAAGGAACAAAATTTGAACCTTCTGATGGAGAAAGGGTGGGATAACTAGACTAATTTATTTTACTTGATAGAATAGGAATAATTATGGAATACAAAAGAAACGTAACTGTTTATGGACAGAATGTTGACTTAAATGCGGCCAAACTCGCTTTCAGTGAAGGCACTTTGAGTGAATATCTCGAAACCGAAGGCGGCTGGATTGATTACTATGGAGCCAAACTTGCCGAAGCTGAAAAACAGTATGCAGAAATGGAAATGGAAGTAGAAATAGAAGAAGACGAGTATGAGCGAACGTATTCTAAAGTCTTTTCCACTATCAAGACCACAGAAGGTGGTAGTGATAAGCTTGTCGAGGGCATGTCCAAGGTTGAGCCTACTGTCGTTGCTGCTCGTAAGAAAGTGCTTGAACTAAAAATCAAATCAATTGAGTTTAAATATATTGTAAGATTATTGCAACAGCATTTACGAGCATGGGATAAAAACCACGAAAATGCACAAAACCGTGGTAATACCTTGAGAAAAGAATTAGAGCGTTTGTATAAAGACAAAATAACAGCAACAACCTATGAAGACAAGATGGATGAAATTATTAAGTCTGTCGATATTTAGGAGTGAGTGTAATGAATAGGCGTGAAGCGATTGCCGTTGGTACTACCATAGCTTTCACTATGGGTGCCCAAGCAAAAGAACCACAATGTCCTTGTGTCGATCAGGACAAAAAAGCTAAGAATCCATTAGAGAGAAAGCACGCGCAAATCTGTGCTTTTCATATCGGCTATGACGATCCAAAACTTCAGATGGAGGTGACACATTACTGCACTGCTTTGGGTGATGGCGTTTTCCAATGTATTTTATATGACTCGCCTGAGAAAAATGCCAAGTTAATTGGTGTTGAATATGTCATTAGTGAGCAGAAATTTGGGCAACTTCCCCAAAATGAAGCCAAGTTGTGGCACCCGCACAGAAAAGAAATTGATGACGGGTTGCTTACTATCCACAACGTAACCAAGAATTGTGAAGAGACGCTGTTAAAGGCACTTTATAGTTCTTGGGGTAAGACCTGGCATACTTGGCCTGACGTATCTACCGAGGTGCCGTTAGGCAAGCCGATTTTAATGTGGTCGGTTGGCGTGAATGGTATTGTCGATCCCAAATTGGTTGCCAAGCGTGATGCCAAATACAAGTTGAATGTGGACGAAGTGAAGAAGTCCAGAGCTAAGCTTTTTGGTAAATAACATGGATGATAGAAGTTACTATTTCTTTTTCGACAAAGATGGTATGCCTATAGCAGTATTCTACACCTTTCTCAAGGGCGAAGCTTTTGATTTGTTTGCTCGTCTCTATAGACGGCCTTGGTCAGAGTCCGTTAAGCTTGGTATCACTATAGAAAAAGAAACAGACGTTCCTGTAGAGCGGTGGGATGAAATTCACCGCAAATATATTGCTAAAGTAACACCGAAACCACTAATGCCAGTTATTAAGCCTGTAATACCAAGGATGAAGCCTCCTGAACAAAAGAGGATGGAAAGCACGGGTTTAGAGACTGAAAAGTATCTAACGAGGATGTAATGGTTGATCCAATAAATTTCACTAATTATAACAGGAATGATAATGAGTTGCAGGAAGCCATTATTTTTGGTTTACTGGTAGCAGGCAAAACCGCTTTGACGACTTCTAGGATGTTAGATGCTCTGTTAAGAGATTTTAACCATATAGGCGATACGCCTTTTGAAATACTGAGTCATTTTGAGCTAGAAACCGCCCCTAGATTATCTATCGTTCTCAAGGACTGCGGCTTCGGTTGTTACAACATTAAAGCCAAGGGTCTTTATGAGTTAGTAAGGTCTGGTTTGAATCTCAAAACCTGTACCATTGATGATCTTGAGAAGATTCGCGGTATTGGGATGAAAACTTCCCGTTTGTTCATCTTGCATACCCGTGAGAATGCTCAGTGCATTCCATTAGACGTTCATATATTGCATTATTTGAGAGATAATGGCTATGAAGTACCGAAGGTGACACCCAGCAGTAAGAAGAAATACCTAATTATTGAACGGCTCTGTATTCAACTTGCTCGAAAAGTAAAAAAAACTTGTGCAAGTTGGGATTTAGACATTTGGAATCAGTATAGAAGACGAATTGGTAATATAGAAATGAGGCAAGTTGGATGAGCCAAATAAAAATAATTAGTGGTGATTGGAGTCTTTGGCCTGATAATTATAAACTTCAACACGGAGAAACGAAAAAGTGGCTGAGGCTTGCAAAATCGGTAAAAGAGGTCGAAAACCCCTGCTATTCCAGGCAGATTGGTGTTGTAATAGTAGACCCCGACACGAACTCCCTGGTTTCATCGGGGCATAATGGGCCACCGCAAGGCTGTCCCAAAAACGATGATCCTGATTACTTGCGGAAGGTTGTTTGGCCACAATTGACTGAAGAAGAAAAGGGGATGGTTCTTTGTGATGATAGGCGATTTCTCGATGAGCGTTCCGATATAGATATATTCGTGGATAGGTATGCTAACTGCAAGACCTGTCCACGAAAACCGATAGGCGTGCCAAGTGGAAAGAGACTAGAACTATGCACATGTATTCATGGAGAAGTTGACGCCATAACTAGAGCGAATAGAGACGTATCTGGATGTTATATGATGTGTTACTGTGGCGTCCCGTGTATAGAATGTACTAAAGTAATCATTAATGCTGGAATAGACACTGTGGTTGGAATAGATCATGGTAGAGGAGATTATAGTTTATATTCCAGTAGATGGCTTTTCGAGAAATCGAAAGTCAAATTGATGCTAGTGCCTGAAGAATGGATATGGAAAGATTAGGTTTTATACACTGGTAAATCCTTTGCGGTATTCAATATTGTTTGGAGATAATTATAGAATCCCTGTTTCTCGTAAGTTAGCCATTGCTCCAGGCTACTTTTTAATAGGGGATTTATTGTAGGATGCCGCAAAGGTCCAGTGTTTGGGTCTACAAGTCTTGAGACGGCTGCAACCGCGTCTGGTAAGAGACGAGGATCAAAGGTGTCACCCGTCTGCGCCCGTTGCATTGCTTGTATTGCTCGCTTCAATTCTTGCTTAATATCTTGTTCTAATTCTTGAGCAGGGTTTCGTGGTCTTGGAGTATAGACTCCAGGCGACTGTCTTGTTTGTTGGTATGCTGGAAGTTGCTGGCCAATGTAGTTTTTCAATAATTCATATCCGTCAGCGGCCTGCTTAAACACGTCGGCATTACCACCACGGTCGGGGTGGTGTAACTTCGCTAATTCCCTATACTTATTCTTCAGATAGTTGGCATCTACGAGGACTCCAGGCTTCAACCCATAAAGTTCAGCCGCTTGTTGTAAGCCAACGGCCTCCTGAACAACCCATTCTTTAAACTTAAGCATAATTAAATTTATTTAGTCAGTGCATATATATTTTTAGGTCTTCTGTCGAAGGGCTAGCAGATCAATTGGTTTAAAGCCGCCTATGAGGATGTTTTAAACCAACTGCAAGTCGAGTGGGACTTTCATAGACACAGGATGGTTTAAGCCACTGTGTAGGTTCTACGGAAGGAAAACCAACCTTTCAATCTTGGTTTGTAAATTGTGTTACAAACCAAGATTTTTTTATTTTAATGTATATAATTGCATGAAAAAATTTAATGAGTGGTTGAATGAGTCTGTATCAATAACAATTAAAGATTATACCGCTAGTTCTTATAAAGATATTTATGAACTATCATGGAATATAGGTAGTAAAGTAAGACATCTACCAGGGGCAAACAAGGCGACCAATTCAGAATTTTTGACTATTGATGGCGGGGATACATGGAAGACCGAAGGTGTTCTTAATTTTTATCATCAAGGTATTCCGCCAGAAAATCTACCCAAGATACTATCGGCAATCAGCTACTACTTGAAAGAAGCTGGAGTAGAGATAGGGCAATGGAAAACAGACATTTCTAACCTGTTTAAAGAACCAGTTGCTCGTATTGCGGTTAAAATGCACCCTCAAGGCGGTGCTGCACCTGAAGTTAATATGGCAAATGAGATGGCAGAAATTATATTTCATGGGATATTGAATCTACCACGTTTCAATGTCAATAATTTTGAAATAGCTGCTGCTGATCTGTTAATTAAATTGGGTAGTGTCAATGATTTTGCAATTAAGAATGCTGTGCAAGAACCAACCAGACAGAAAAACTTAATAAGCACAGGAGTTTCTGAAGACAGAATCCGTAGACATTTAGAAAATTTAGAAAAGTTAGCTCATTGGGCAACGGAAAATGGTTATCAAGAATTACAATTTAGCTAGTCTTTTACATTATGAAACTAGAAGAAATTAAGGTTTATGTAGAAGCCAAACTCAAGAAAAGGCTCCCCTCCCATATTTTCTTGGACCGCATGAGATTGATAGAAGAAGACTCAAGGCAGAGCCTTGCTTACAATAATCCAACCTATGTGCCGTTCTACTACTGGTTAGGCACCATTTCAGAAGCTAAAACCTTTGTTGAAATTGGGTTTCGTTTAGGGTTATTAAGTGGTAATTTTTTAAAGTCTTGCAAGACAGTAAACTACTTTTTGGGATTTCAGGAGACTAAAGGTGGGGAGTTCTATTCTGACCGTCTTGGCAAGAGTAATATTAAAGATGTATACAAGCGTGGGGTTTATATTCATTCAGGTGGTTGCAATGATGATGTTTTCATTACGAAATTGAAATCTCTGGATATTGATTTGGCAATAATCAATGAAGAAGTTAGTTACGATAAACACCGATTATATTACGATTTACTTTGGCCCCAGATGGCTAAAAATGGTATAATCGTTGCCGATTACTTGAATAAGTATAAACCTTCACTGGTTGCTTTTAAGGATTTTTGCACAAGTGTAAACAGAGAACCAGTTTATGTTAAGACTGATTATGGAGTTGGTATGGTAATTAGGTAAAAATTTAATTGATTGTGATAAATACTATAATATAGAAAGGCTTATTATGGGATACGAAGTTTTATACCATTACCACGAAAAGGATGCGAGTGGGAACTACAACAAGGAAGAAGTCAAGGAATTGAAAAAGAAAGTAGGCAATGCTTACGAGGATTTGCCTTTAGAGAAGCTTGCCTCGGTTATAATGTCACAGCTTGCTAGACGTGATATTTGGATACTTCCAGACGTTGAGATTTACGAATACAAGAAGACAAAAGTTAGTTTCCGTGAAACTAAGGGTGGCATTGTAATTAAGAACAAGAAATTTGAATTAGATACAGATGCTAGCATTATTGTTCATGAATTTACAGAAGACCAACCGACGACAAATGGTGCAATGGTGCCTGCCAACAACAAAGTTAATATCGCTGGACCCATAGGAAGACCCATCAAGTGGGTTGCTCTTGATCCAGGGGACCAAAACCTTGCCAAAGTTAAAGGTAACGGGTTGGCGTTTTTACCTAACAAACGTTATCCAGTATTTAATGAAGTTCCTGATCCGAAGCAATTCGGCAGGTTGATTTACACGATGTTGGATGAAAATAAACGTGAAATTACTATTTTTGATGATTACTTTCTGAATGCCGATCAGAATTTAGTACAAGGATTTCGGTCCACAGTAGACCGTGACACAGAAAAGAAATTGTCATTTGGGGAATACGAAAAAGACTCAATGCCTGATATTAGAGGGAGATAACAATGGGACGTGTAGAAAAAAAGTTTCAGAAAAAGAAAGAGCGTGAACGAGAAGTCCGCAAAAAGATACTGAAAAAGCGTGAAGCCGCGCATGTGCTAACCAAGCAGATTGAAGCACAAGACAAATTGGAGCGGAGTGTCAACAAGGCCGAACACAGAAAACAACCGATCCGTAATGGCTCTCCAGAGTTACAAAAGGCTTTGAAAGCAATGAATGAACTTACTGACAAGGCTTTTAAGGAAAAAGACCCTGATGTTGATAGTAGCGACGATGATCCTACTGCACGGGTTCGCGGCAAGTCCAAATGGATTGACAGCACCGAAGGATTTGCACCAAATCTTTGTTGCGGTGGACCGCCAGCAGAAGACTTGGGAAAATAATTTTCAAAAACATTTAAGTTTCATTGACAAGAATTACGATATCCAATATAACAGGATCACTGTGAAGGTGAAACCGACACAACATTTTACTAACTGAGGAGAATACAATGTCACAAAACTATGATGCGCTTGACATGTCTGTGATGCTTGAAGAAGCAGACCGCTTAGGCGGCGAAGAAGATGGAGCCGCTGGCGGTAATAACAATTTCTTAGAGAAGTTTGTTATTATGCCTGAAAAAGAGGGTTTCGTTATTGTTAGACTTCTTCCGCCTGCTAAGGGGAAGAAATTCTATTGTGCAACTCGAACCCACCGTTTGATTAAAGATGAAAGAGATCGCAAAAAGGGTGGTCGAAACTTCCATTGTCCGCGCGAGTTAGTAACTGGCAAGGGTGGCAAGAAGTATTGGGTAGACACTGATCCAAAAGACTCATGCCCGCACTGTTGCTATGGCCGTGCAATTTGGGCAGAGGTTGAAGCGGCTGGCAAGGAAAGTGCAGAGGGCAAATTACTTCACGCTGAATATAGCAGGGTCAAGGCTATTGAGCGATATTACTACAATGCCATAGTTCGTCATTTCGATAAGAAGGGCAACCTTGAGAAGAGTGAAGGCCCAAAGATTTTGTCTATCGGCAAAACCCTTCACGAAAGAATTGTTCGTGCGGTAGTTGGTGATCCAAAGGCTGGTGAGAAGGGTCTTGGCGACGTTAGCGACCTAATCAATGGTCGTGACTTCAAGATCGTTAAGAAACTACGTCCAGTTGGTAATTTCCCTTACTACGACGACTCCAAGTTCCAAAACCCATCACCGCTCGGTGACAAGGAACAGATTGAGACATGGATGGGTAGTCTCCATGATCTAGCCGCTCTCCGCGTTGTGAAGCCAACATCCGAAATGGATATCGCGCTTCAGAAGTACACTGGCGCACTACCAGACGACGATACTTCGTTCGATATGAGCAAGTATCGCAAGAAGGCAGAGCCAACAAATCTAGCTGAACAGGTTGCGTCTGAGAAGGCCAAGCCTGTATCCAAGGCAGCACCGAAAGCAGTTTTGGCAACCGAGGATGACGCCTTGGCAGAAGACAAGTTCTTGGAAGGTCTTGACGACGATCTTAACAAGGTCGAGTAAATCACAACTAAAATCCCTGTGGCTTTGAGGCCACAGGGATTTTCTCTTACTAAATTAATTACTATGAGGAACTATTTTATGGCAAAAAAGAAGAATGACGATATTTTTAATTTCCTTGCGAAAGTGACTAAAGCAGAGGTATTAAGCAGTACAACTCCCGTGAAATATTTCATCGACACTGGAAATTTAGCCTTTAACTGGACATGTAGTGGCAAATTCATGGGCGGTGGTATTCCAGGTGGTCGTATCACGGAATTTTATGGTGCAGAGGGTTCAGGTAAGACATATTGGGGCTGTAATGTTGTAAGAGGTTGTCAAGCTATTGGCGGTATCCCCGTTTATTTGGACTGTGAAAATTCCCTTAATAATGAATGGATTGTTAAAACAAGTCACATCGACCTTGATAAAGTTCTCGTCTTCGATCCTTCGAATGGCGTAGATTCTTTAGAAGGTTGTTTCGATAAGATTTATTCTACAATTCGAAATCTTCGTGAGAAAGACCCTGAGACACCATTGGTGTTTGTCTATGATAGCCTGTCTGCTTCTCCAAGCAGCGACGAAATAGCAGAAACGCAAAGGGACTGGAATCCTGACAAGAAGGATCAGCCAGGTGTTCGGGCACGAATTTGTAGCAAGGAATTTAGGAAGTTAAATACCTTGTTGGAAAAGACTAATTGCACGCTACTTATTCTCAATCAGACAAGATTGAAAATTGGTGTAATGTATGGCAACCCAATTATTTCAGGTGGTGGTGGTGAGTCTTTGAAGTTTTACGCAAGTCTTCGTGTTTGTACGGCGGTTCAGAAGAAGATTGAAAATAAAAAGTTAGGTACGGCGATGGGCATTAACTTGAAAGTAAGGAATGTCAAGAACCGTTGCACAGCACCTTTCCTTGAAGCAGAGGGTGTCCAATTGTTTTGGAAAGATGGCGTAAATCCATTGAGTGGACTACTAACAGCTTTAATTCAGTCTAGTCGAATTGAAAAGGCTGGTCAGGGTAGTTATCAGGTTATGGAGCCGTGGGCTGGTGGCCAGGATATTAAATTCAGGGCTTCTAAAGCTCGTAATGATATAGACGCCGACACTCTCTACAAATGTCCTGCCTTGGTTGATGCTAAAGACGAACAGGAATTAAGAGATTATGTTGCAATCTTTGGTTCAGCTATTGGTCAAAGTGAGAATGAAGAGAACGAAGAGATTGAAGCGAAAGATGAAGCGGATGATTATGCATAAGTAAGTAACCATGCGGGTTATGGGAAAGGCTGGCAATTGCCAGCCTTTCTTTTTATCAATTGATTTTATATTTACCACCACCCATTTTAACGAAATTGTAACCTTTTTTTGTCATGATTACTCGAATTTGTTTGAAATGATTACAAAGACAAGCATTGGTCAGTCCCTTGAATTTCTCGGCTAGTTCTTTTAATGTAACAGGGTGCCCTGTCAGTAGTTTTTCTTGAATATATTTCTGTATTTTCCTGGCTTTAGACAAGGTTTTGTGACGATTGATTCTGTATAGTTTGCGTTCTAACACCTTGTAATCTACTGTTTTTTGCGGCTTCTTTTCACACAGAGCAGGGGCAAGTTCTTCTAGTTCAAGAACTTCTGCTTCGCTAGGAATTTGGACCTTTGAGATTTCTGCATTGAAAGTTTTGGAGAATTCAATGAGTTGGGGAAAGTTCTTTTCATGTGTAAAGAACTTTTTGCGATCCTTTGTTTCGATCATTAAACATTGTTTCATAATATTTACTCGACAAGAACTTAATTAGTATATAATGTTTGGGCTAATTAGTCAATACTATGTTTAATTTTTTATATTGTCGTCCTGCTGGAGCAGAAATTGAAATCAACGCTTTTGATGGCGTAAACATGACTACAAGGGACATTCTGCCCGATGGCATTCATTATGTGGCCAATCTCGTAGCGGAGACTCTTGGGGAATATGTAGAAGTAAGGGCTTATCAACACACACATTGGTATAAGACTCATGGCTATTGGGTGCTTAAACCAGATAATAGTTGTGGGATGGAAGTTTGTTCCCCTGTATTTCAGGGTTGGTATGGCTTAAAGAAAGTATGCCAGGTCATTGATGTTTTTCAATATCATTCCCGCATATCTGCTGATTCTAATTGTTCGTATCACTTGCATATAGACGTTAATGATTTGGCAGAAGAAGAGATTGGTAATATTCTGCGGTGGTGGATAAAGTGTGAACCTGTATTTTTTGATAGTGTGCCTGATAGTCGCAAGAATAATCGTTATTGTCAACCCATAGGTTTGTGGGATTGGGTAGACGACGTATACCCTATCACTACAACAAGGCTTATAGAGGCATTGGGTGTCACAAAATATAACAGCGTGAATACTTACCACTTGTGGGCGGGAGAACGAAACACGATTGAATTTAGAATTGGGGAGCATACATTGTGTAAGAATTCATTTTTTGTTAAGAATTGGACAAGGTTATTAATCCACTTTCTTGAAACGGCAAAGCAGAGGTCGCCAGATAATTTAGCTTGGTTAGATGTTAAGGATGTATTTGAGTTTTTGGGATTTTTAAGGGATGATCTTTCCCAAGGAATGGTGCAAATAAGGAATTGGTTTCTAGGTAGGTTATATTACAATACTATTAGTTGTCTTGATGGATTTTTTAAAGAAGCTAGAATGATAACCAAGAAACAAATTGGGGAATTATTGAGTTTATTTCCTGGTTTTGACTTAAAACAGTCATTATATCCAACATCTTATAAAGATGCGGTTTATAATAAAATTTATTCTACCTAACTAAATAATGAAGAGGTTTTATGTTGTTCCCAATCAAGAGTTTTGATGAAAATGTGCGAGAAATGAAGTCATTTGGCAACTTTCTCATTCCTTATAGCAGGCCAAAAGTAAGCCAGGAAGACGATAACGATATTAGTTTTTTCAAATCTAGAGAAGTTACCGTCGATGGTTACAGTTTGGTTATCTATTATTGCAAGAACGAATGGCCAACTCATTATATGGAAGTGGTGCAGGTTACTGGTAAATATACACCATTTTTACCTTTTTATTTAGTATGCAAAATTGGTAGAAAATTCCTTGGCGATAAGCATTTGTCTTATGTTGATTTTATAAAGGAAGACAGGAAGACGTATTGTTGGACTGTTGCTACAGATAAGGCAACTAACAATTCGATCCCAGCCATGTATAAAAATGATGTTTTGTCAGATGATTGTGAATATGAGGGATTGTGTTATAAATGTTTAAATACGTCTCAAAGTTCTGGCAAAAAATTTTAATTACATGGTTTATTAAAACTATATACCTTGCATTGTTTCATATCTTATGTGAGGTAATAGTCATGTGTAATAACAAAATCCAGGCATTATTAATTGGGCACTTACAGAAGCATGGAATGCTAAGATTACTACTGCCAGACGGTATCGTTCTTGAAATTGGTACTAATCAGATAGGCAATGACGGGAAATTGGTCAACGCAGACAATTATTGCTGGATAATTGCTACAAAAGAGGATAAGATGGCTGTTCTAGACTCTTACAATCTAGGACTTCGATTTAATGACAACCCGAAATCTTTGATTTTCGAGGAAACTGTCATCAATGACGAAGGTGAAAAGGTAAGAAAGCTGGACGTAGTGTAAATAATTTGGTAGAATCCAAAGCGTCTGGTAATTTTCAAAAGTGTCTGTTTTTTGTAATGAGGAATTCTCATGATAAAGAAGATCGACTCTGCAATTAAAGAGTATGTGTGTAAGCTGCCTTTTGACAGCTTGAAGTATTTGTTTGACCGATTTGATGAACGGATCGGTCCTGATTTGTCGGAAGCTATTGATTTTGTGTCCAAGAATCCAGAAGTAGATAGGCTTTTGGCATCAGCCAAGAATGGGGATGAATTTTGGGCAACAGTAGATATGGTCAGTGGTTTTGTTGAGAAGGAATTTCATCGTAGAATTCCAGATTTGGTGTCTCATGCATGAAATAAAAACTTCTCAAACTTTTGAAGTCAAGTTTGCTATCGGTAGTAGAGAGGGGTATCACGGCCCCTCTTTTACCAAAGAACAAGTGATGGATGTGATTGGCGAGTTTCAAAAAACGCATCCATTGGCGATGCCAGTAAAGATAACTGACCATGTTACATTCGTGATGAAGGGTTATCGTGAAGATGGTTGGGATATATCGGGGATTTGTTACCCAAATAGCTCAAACAAGCCAGAGCAAGTGAAAGAGTTTATGTTTGCTTTGGCAGAGCATCTTTTATATCATTTCAAACAAAACAGGATTACAGTCAGAACTTTTCCGTCGTGGAATCCAGCGTCTATATTCTTTGGCTCCCCCAGCACGGAAATGTTTGAAATTAAAGATGCCCAAAAAACTCACACGAAATAATCCGTCTTAGGGCTTGCTGGACTCCAGCGTATTAGTTACGCTTGGAGTCCAGCTTGTTTAAGGAGTTACTATGCCTCCAGTAGTTAAAGTTGGTGATTGTAGCGAACTAATTGACACGTCAGTTTTTCCTTGCGCCAAGTGGCCATTCCAGCAATTCAATCCAATTCAAAGTCGTGTTCTTGAATTCTATGACAAGGACAACAACATTATCGTTGCCACGGCTACTTCTAGTGGTAAAACTGTCGTGGCTGAAATGGCGTTGTCCTATGAAATTAGGAAGCGTGGTGGTAAGGGCATGTATCTTGTCCCATTGCGAGCTTTAGCACAAGAAAAAATAGACGAATGGACGGATTCAGCCCATCATTTCCACGGTTTGAAAATATCAATTTGTACTGGCGACTATCGCTTAACAGCAGAACGTAAAGCGGAATTGGACGCGGCAGACCTCATTATCATGAGTTATGAAATGTTTAATTCCCGCGTTCGTAACTTAGGCTCTGAGCGAAGCGAATTCTTAAAGAAAGTCGGCACCTTGGTTGCTGATGAAGTCCACCTTTTAACCGTTCCCAAACGCGGCGATCATCTTGAAGCTGGCCTAATGCGGTTCAGCGAAATTAATAAAGCTTGTCGCATGGTGTTTTTGTCCGCTACTATGCCTAATGTCGATGAAATAGCCAGATGGGTTAGTTTCATCTTAAACAGCAAAGAAACCGTCCTTTTATCTTCTACTTTCAGGCCATGTCCCCTTAATCTTCATTATGAGAAGTATTGGGATGGTGAATATACCTACGATGATAATGAGCAGCAGAAAGTTAATATGGCGATGCAAGTTGTGGAGTATTATCCAGATGATAAGTTCCTGATCTTCGCACACACAAAAAGGACAGGAGTGTTAATGAAAACCGCTTTAACCAATATTGGTGTGAAAAATGAATTTCACAATGCCGACTTGGATAAAGCCACTCGTAACAAGCTTGAGAAGTTATTTAAGACCGATCCGACTTTCCGTGTTATTGTAGCGACAAGCACTTTAGCATGGGGTTTGAACTTACCTGCTCGTCGTGTAATTATTCTTGGTGTGCATCGTGGTTTAGATGAAGTGGCAACCTATGATGTTATGCAAATGGTTGGTCGAGCAGGACGACCGCTTTACGATCCAGTGGGTGATGCCTATATTCTCTTGCCAGAACGCACTTATGATCTTCATAAGGAACGTATTAGAAAGCCGCAGATGATTTTATCTCAGATGCTTGACCAGGAAGGCGGGCACCATAAAGTGTTGGCTTTCCATCTTGTCAGTGAAATCCATCAGGAAACCATCAAGACGAAGGAAGACATACATGGTTGGTATAATAGAAGTTTAGCTCATTTCCAGGCAAATGAATTGGATGACACTATTGTTGATAGCACTATTGATCTACTGAAAAAGTGTGGTGCTGTATGGGAAGAAGATGGTATTTACACTGCTACTTCCATCGGTAAGATTGCCAGTTTGTTTTACTACTCGCCGTTTGATGTTTCAGACTTAGCTAAGAATTTCGAAATAATGTTCGATAATCATAAAGAAGAAGATGATTTACAGTTAGCTATGGCATTAGGTAACATTGACACTCACCGTTGGGGCATTGTTAGCAAGGCTGAGCGTGCGGATATGGGTATGTTTGTAGCTTTGGTCAACTCGAAGTTTGGCCAGAATGCCATTAGAGAATCGGCGGTTAAAGCTGCATATGTATATCATCAGTTGCTTACAGGTGTTACAAATCCTATTTTCGCATCTATGAGTCGGGCTTTACAATTTGATTTCCCAAGATTAAATCAGGTGTTACAAGCTGTTGATGGTTTTAAGGGCAAGTGGAATAAGAGACAGTGGTTCCGCGAGCTTCAATTAAGAATGACTTATGGCGTTAAGGGTCCGCTTTTATTCCTTTGTCAACTCCCACACATCGGGAAGGTCAGAGCCAACAAGATGTATAAGGCTGGGATCAAGAACCTGCATGATGTGGTTAACAATCCCGATGTAGTGAGAAAGACAACTGGATTAAAGAAGGATAAGATCGAAGAGATTCTAGCTGAAACTAAAAAGTTACTTCTTGTCTCCCCTCTTTGATTGTTTGATTCTTTGCTTTACTCGTCTCAGTAACTCATTCTTGTTAAGAAGAATGATAGGCTTGCCAGTATTTGGATTCAGTTTGGTCTTACCTGTTCGTGGATCGACTTTACGTTTCCATAGTGGCCTTGCGGCAAATGTTAACGGGGTACACGGCGAGCATTTAATATCAATTTGTTGACAAGTGCAAATGCATGGGCAGCTACCAAAAAATGTTCCCATAAGGTCAGTAATTGTAACTACGATTTCTTCGCAGTCATTAACAAAAACTGGTGGTGGAAGTCCGTTAAGTAAAATAGTTGCGACACCACAACCGTCTCCGACATCAATAGTTGTAGGGGCGGTTACATAACCATTGCCTACAGCATAGATTTTGCCGCCTAATAGCTCTAGGCAGCAACATGGCATATCAAGTCCACCGCATTTAACTTCTACACAGATTGTTCTGCAAGGTATAGAGCATGGAATACTACCGCAACCTAGTGTAAATTCCCCATTTTCTGAGAAAATGGGAGAATCACTAAAGTCTGGTAAATCAGGGACTTGAGGTTTAATTTCAAGATTGTCCCACGCAGTTGTTGTAAATGGTAATGTAAAATCACATCCCATCAGGTTATCTGGACTGTATGGTGTACCGCAGTCAAAATAAACTGATATTACAGGACAACATGGTGGAGGACAGCACTTGCAATCGCAACCGCAGAATCCGCCTGTTCCGTGGCAAAATGGGCCTTGGCAGCCTGTATTCATCAACTAGCCCTTAAATGTCCTTCCCGAAGAATTCCTCTGGATATTCGATTTTAACGACACCATTGCCGTCTGTTGGATTACCTGTTTTTGGGTTTTCGACCCACCATCTAACTTGTTTAACGGGTATCCCAAGCTGATCCATGTGACAATCATCTTCGGGAAATACGGGCATGTGAAATTGCTCACCGTTGATGAGAATGGCTACCTTACAGATGCCTTTTTCTCGGTTGTATAAGAGGCAATTCTTGCACTTCGGCTCTACTTTCTTTCTTTTCTTTCCCATTCACTTGATCCCTCAACTTTCTTTAGTATATTCATTCATTAATTCACGAATTACTTCGGAGACTGATTTATAGTTTTTGTCGCACTGCTCCTGAAATTCACTCAACAACGATGCCCCAATTCTTATTATCATTTTTTTGGTCATCATTGCAGATTTACGTTTTTTAATATTCTTGCCACCATAATTTGGTGTTTGGCTGTGACAGTTTGGGCACAAAATTGTCAGATTTTTCACGCGGTTATCAGTTCTATCGCCATTTATGTGATGTATATGTAAGGCGATTGGTTCCCCCTGCCAAGTATCAGCGATTCCACATTTATAACACTTGTCTTCCAAGATTTCTGATTTAAGTAATTTTCTTTTTAGACCGTAAGCGTGAACATAACTGGAGTTTTTAACCAAAACTTCATCTAACGGGTACTCAACATGTTTTTGTACAAATTGTTCATGTTGATTACCGTGACACCATCCCTTGCCTGTGAAGTGGGATGTGTCTAAATTAAGCTCTTTAATTTTGTTCTTAATTTTTTTGTGGGAATTACCATTGATTTTTAATCCAACTTCTCTTAAAATACCGTTAATAGATTCATTGTTTTTAATAGCATCGGCTAATTGTGCGTCGGTCCACTTCTTCATGTCACTAAAATAGTATTCACAAATTGTTTTTAGAAAATTGTGTGTGCCTTTTTTGAAACAAAATGTTGCATTTTTTTCGAGAAGTAATTATTTTAATATCATAGAGGATCGAACATGAAAATAATTGGCTTGTTTGCACAACTTGCTAATGGAAAAGATGAAGTTGCGAATCATCTTGCCCAAATATTGAACGATTTCGGCACCGACCAGCAAAAATGGAAGCGATTGGGTTTTGCTGATGCCGTTAAACATGTCTTTATGCAGTCCTTCAACGTAACATGGGAATGGATCGAAGAGTGGAAACGAAAGTCTGAAATCCCTCCTGGCTTTGATTTGACCGTTCGCCAAGGTCTGCAACATATTGGTGATGGTTTCAGAAAGATACAAAGTGATGTTTGGATTCGCACCGCATTAAGAAACGGCGATCATTCGATTATTTCCGATGGCCGTTATATTAATGAAGCTAAAATGATAAAAGATCAGGGCGGCTTTAATGTCCTTCTTTGGCGTCCTGGCTTTGAAAATAATGATCCTAACCCATCTGAATCACAAATTAGACCATATGTTGATTTTGCTGCAATACATTATAAAGAAGGACCATTGAGCGACTTGCCACTTATTGGGCCGCATCCCGTTGGGTTTGAGTATTTTGATTATTTTCTTATAAACAATGGGACATTAGAAGACCTATATGGTAAAATTGATAATAAACTTATGCAATATTTACAGGAGATTGAAACTAAATGAATTCTAACATTTTACTTTTTCGTAATCTCTGTGCCGAAGATGGAGTTGAGCTTACCCCTGGGGAAGCTAAAAAGTTTTATAAGGCATACATCGCATTGAAGCAAGAAATTGCGGAGGCGGTGGAGGAGTGTCCAGAATTTTATATGGAGTTATGCAACCGCACCACAGAACAAAAGCTCGCTGATATTGAACGTATGAATGCAAAAGGTGTAGACATGACATTGAAAGACTATAATGAATTGCAAAAGACAGTTAAACGAATATGTGAGCTAGAAGGTTATGCAGAAAATTGAAAAAGGGCGATCAATGAACCTATTAGAAGAAATTGATAATGCTCATGAAAAACATTGTGATATATTGAATTCCAAAGTCGATATTGCGATCTTTCGTGATATTAATTGCGGCTTGAAAAGTAACATTCCAGTTTGCTGTATTTTGTTTTTCTGTATCATTTGGCGGACATTATACTTTTTTATAACTTTTTCTCTTGTGAAGAAGTTTATTTACTGGTATCCTCCACACTCGCCTGAAGAATGTAATTACATTCCTTGCTTCGTTTGTTATTTATTGCGTAGAGATCGGAAACTTTATGTCTGTGCCGAGAACGATGTGACTTGTTGTTGCTTTAACAAAGCGAAGCTTATTCCTTTGTCAGAAGAAAGGGTTTCGAAATGAAGAGATTGATTACTGTATGTGTTACTGGTTTGGCTGTTGTGTTTTGGACCTGCGGTATAGCGTTTGCTACTAATCCGCCGCCGCCGAAGCCAAAACCACCTGTTTGTAAGCCGACTCCCCCACCGTGCAAACCACCATCTAATGGTAATGGGCACGGTAAGCCTGGATGTGGCAAACCTGGGAATAATGGGCAAGGCAATGCTTATGGTCATTGCAAGCCTGGCGGTAAGCCTGGATGTGGCAAACCTGGGAATAATGGGCAAGGCAATGCTTATGGTCATTGCAAGCCTGGCGATAAGCCTGGTTGTGGCAAACCTGGCAATCATGGCCAAGGTCATGCCTATGGTCATTGCAAGCCTGGCGATAAGCCTGGTTGTGGCAAGCCGCCTGTTTGCAAGCCTGGCGATAAGCCTGGTTGTGGCAAGCCGCCTGTTTGCAAGCCTGGGGTTGGCAAGCCCACAACTGGCACCCACGGTAAGCCTGCTGGCA